TCCGCGGTGGCGGTGGGGACGATGGGAACGTACGGGGATGCCACCTGCACGATCAGGTCGCCAGGCTCGGCGACGGACTCCAGGGGCATCACGCTGTAGTAGCGCGCCGCGTCTGCCACCTGGGTGCGCCGCACCTGGGTGGGTGCCAGCGTGGTGCTCACACGCGGGGGCACTTCCACGCCGGCCAGCTCGTTGCGCAGCGGCGCCAGGATGGTCATCACCAGCACGTCGCGCTGGTAGTCGCCGCCGGCATCGGTGAAGGTCTGGGTGGTGCGGCTGTCGACGGACTCGATGCGCACGTACTCGTCCACCTCCGGATAGCCGGCGGCGTCCTGGCGCAGCAGCAGCGTCTCCGACTGGTCCGGGCTGGGCGTCTCGCTGCGGCAGGCCACGCGCACCGTGCGCTGGCCGGCGACGTGCGTGCCGTACAGCCAGAACGGCGCCGGCGGGCCGGCAATCACGTAGCTCTCCACACGGTTGCGCGCATCCGCGCGCTCGTCCGTGGAGCTGCCGCCGGCGAACATGCACACATGCACGCCGGGGTCCTCGGGCGGCTGGGTGAGGATCACGTGCGTGCCGAGCAGGGTGTCCACGTTGTCCGTGTCCACATGGACGAATGCCTTGCGCAGCGATGCGCGGCCGGTGGTGCGGTCCAGGCGCGAGATGTCCTGGAACAAGTTGTTCAGCTCGCCATCCACCACTTCCGCGGCAGTCTGGCGCCCGCCGCCGTCCGCGTTGTCGGTGAGGCGCTCGGGCTTTTTTAGCTTGATGTCGGTGACGGCGATGGTCATGGGGTCAGACCTGAGTCAGGCGCAGCGTGAGCAGGAAGAGGTCGTCCGCCGCGATGGGCGACGCGTGATCGATGGGGGTGGCGCTGATGGCGACGCCCTCGGTGTGGCGGAACACCACGCTGAAGGTGCGCGCTGGGGAATCCGGGCTGACCAGCGTCATGGCGCTACGCGGGGTCACATCCAGTGCCCGCAGCGCATCGAGCGTGGCACGGGTCACCGGCGCCACGCTGAAGCCGCCGATGACCTGCGAGACCAGCGTGATCGGCCGGCCGCTCTGCATCGTGGACTGCTCGATGATCACGCCGCCGGTCAGGGTGGGCGTGTGCACCTGGCGCACGGCAGACCAGCCGTATTCGTCCTGCCAGAGCAGATCGCCGGGCAGCGTGACGCCGGCCAAAGTCCAGTCGCTCATAGGCCCTGATCCCGCTTGATTTCGGCAATGACGCGGTCCGCGATCTCGCGGACCTGCGCTTCAGTCAGCTTCAGCGGCGGGGCGCCGCCGGTCTGATCGTTCTGCACGCGCAGGGTCACTTCCACCCGGCGCGTTACGGTGCTGGATCCGCCGCCGTTGGACTGGGAGGTCTGCTCCAGTTCCTTGCGCAGCTCGCGCTCCGCATCTGCGCGTTCCTTTGTCTCCTCGGTGGCCTTGGCGCGCAGCTCCTGCGCCCGGCGTTCCGCCTCCAGGAGCTTGCGCAGCTCGTCGTCGGCAATGGCGCCCATTTCACGGCGCAACCGGCCCAAGGCCTGCTCTTCCTCATCCAGCATCTGGATGGTGCGGTTGGCCACTTCCAGGCGGTTGTTGAAGATCTCTTCCTGCTGCGCGTAGGCCTCGACGTAGCCGTTCCACGTGTTCAGGTAGTCCCGCGCGGATTTGGCGCTGCCAGCCGCATCCATCGCGGCCCGCGCGAACTGCTCGGACATCTTGCCGAGGGAGATGGTGACGGACTGCGCGGAGGCGTCGAGATCGCGCAGGGCGCGCTCGGCGCCTTCTGTCTGCTCACCGGCGCGCTCGGTCTGGTCGCCGGCATGCTCGATGGCATCGCCGGCGTTGCCGGCGCTGTCGGCGGTGCGGTCGAAGCCGTCCTTGCCCCGGTCACCGGCGTCCTCAAGTTGGTCGCCGGCGTCCTGGCCCTTGTTGCCCAGGTTTTCCAGGTCCTCGTTCAGGCCGCGCAGCTGCTCGCGCACCTTGGCCAGCTCTTCCGCCGTCGCCGTGCCGGACTTGATCAGCGCGGTGTACTGGTCTTCCAGTTTGCGGATCTGCGAGCGCAGGACTTCCTGATTCACCTCGCCTTGCGCGGCTTTCAGCTTCAGCAGCGCCTTGGCGGCATCGGACGAGGCCTGCTCCAGCTGCCCCAAGCTCAGCCCGGACGCGGGGCCGATGCGCTTGAGCGCGGCCACCAGGGCCTCGATCTCCTGCGGGGTGCTGAGCTTGGCCAGCGCCAGATTGAATGCGGCCAGCAACTGGTCAGCGCTGGCGCGGCCGCTCTGTGCGATGGCCGCAAACGCGCCCAGCGCCTGCTCGCCGGCCTCCGTGAAGGCCTCGCCGATGGTGACGGCATCTGCACCCAGGGAGCGCAGGGATTCCTTCACGACCTGGTCGAGCACGAAGGCCATGCCCTCCGCGCTGCCGCGGCCGGCCTCCATGGCTGCCGTCGCTGCGGACTGGAACGCGGCCAGCTCGGTACCGCTCAACTCGCGCAGCGCCACGCCCAAGCGGTCGCGCATGGTCATGGCCGCAGCATCGGAGCCGCCAGCAAGATCGCCCAGCGCGGTGACGATGCGGCTGATTTCGCCGGCCGGCGCGTCCGCTCGAATGCCGTCGAACAGCTCTTGCAGCGCCTTGTCAGCCTCGTCTGAGCTGCCCGCCGCTTCGCGCAGCTTGTTGGCCAGTTCCTGGGCTGCCGGAGAGAGCCCGGATCGCGCGGTTTCCGCCGCCAGCGCCAGGCCCTTCGCCATTGCGGCGAGGCCTTTGTTCAGCTCGTCCTGGCGCTCCTTGTTTGCCTTCAGCGCGGCCGTGTTGGCTTGCGTGGCGCCATCCAGCTCACGCTGCCGCACCAGCACTCCAGAGACGGCATTGGCGTAGCCCTTGGCGGACTCCAGGCGCTGCGCATACGCGGCCTTCTCGGTCTCGCTCAGCGCGGCGAACTGCTCGGCGCTGAGCACCGCGACATCCGCATACGCCTGCAGCGCCTCGGCCTGCTCCTGGCGGGCGGCAATCTCTGCCCGCAGACGCTCCGCATAGGCTTCGTCAGCGGTGGCCTGTTGCTGTGCCAGCGCGTACTCCACCAGCGCATCGGCGCCCAACTGGGCGGCCACGGCAACACCGCCCAGCAGCGCGGCCGCGGGCCCAAGGCGCGCCAGCAATCCGGCGGCGCCAGTGGCGCTGGCTGTCGCCGCGGCGCCCAGGCCCGTCAACGCCGCCGTCAACTGTGGCACTACCGTCGCCGCGATCAGCGTCAGTGGTCCGCGCAGGCTCGCCCACGCCAGCGCCAGCGGCGCCACTACCGCCGCCAGCGCGGTGACCGCCGCAATGGTCAGGCGGATCGGCTCCGGCAGATCGTTGAATCCGTTGAGCAGAGCGGTGATGCCCTGCAGCAGCGGCGTCAGCGCCGTGACGGCGGTGCCCAGGGAGAGCTGGGCGTCCTTCAGCGCCGCGTTGAACTGCTGGATCTTGAAGGCGTCGGTCTGGCTCAGGGCCTGGAAAGCCTTCTCGCTTGCACCGGCCTTCTCGGCCATCGCGTCGAGCGTGGCGGCGAAGGACTCCGCCTGCCCGCCGGTGAGCGCCAAGGCGCCGTTCAGGCCCTCGACGCGACCGAACAGCACCGCCATCTTCTCGGCGCTGCCGCCGGTCTTGGCGCTGACGTCTTCCAGGAACCCGGCCAGGCCCTTGCTGCTCAGGCTGGCCACGTCGAACTGGAGGCCCAGTTCCTCTGCCAGGTCGCGCGCTTCCTTCGTCGGTTTGACCACCGCCGTCAGGATCGACTGCACCTGGGTGAAGGCCTGGGAGGTCTCCACGCCGCCGTTGGTCAGCGCGGTCACCGCAGCGATCAGCGAGTCGAAGGACACGCGCGTCTGCGCGGCAAGCGGCGCCACGCTGCCGACGTTCTGCGCCAGCTCAGCCACGCTGGTGGCGCCCTGCTTGGCGGCCACGAAGAACGAATCCGACACATCGGCGGCACTGCCGACGGCAGCTCCGTAGGCGTTCATCACCGCGTTGAGACCGCCGGCCGCGATGGTCACGTCCGTGACGCCGCCCACGGCCAGTTTGTTGGCCTGGTTCAGCCGCTCCATTGCGGCCACCGGATCGGACACGCCGGCCGACAGGATGTCGTACAGCCCCTGCGCGTTGGCGACGGCGTCTCCGCCCATCTCGCGCGCCAGCTCGCGCACTTGCTCGGACAGCGCTGGGATGCCGGAGGTGTTTTCGAGCTGCGTGCCGACCTCCGCCATCTTCTGGCCGAAGTCAGCCGCTGCGCCGCCCGCATTGCCGAGCACACGCACTACGCCGGCCAGTGACGCCGCGGCCGCAATGGCCTGCACCTTGACCTTGTCCAGCGAGTCCGCCCAGCCATTGGTCTGGGCGCGGATCTCGCGGACCTGCTCGTCCATGCGGACCTGCGCCTGCACCAGAGCGGCGCCGGTGAGCTCGCCGGAGGCCTTCAGGCGCTCGAATGCGGCCTTGACCTCGTCCACCTCCCGCTCGATGTCCGAGAAGCGTTTGAGGCCTAGCTTCTCGAAGGCCGCGTCGATCTCCGACGTCTCCTTCTGCGCGCTGGTGCGCATGGTCTCCAGCGCGCCGGTCAGCCGTTGCGTGGCCTCGTTGAGGCCCGCCACAAACTGCCCTAAGCTGGCGCTGAGGACTAGATCGACATCGGGAGAGGTGCCGGCCATGGGCTATCGGGTCACGCTGTGGGTGCTGGTGGCTGGGTGCTGCCTGGGTGTCGCTGCCTTGCTGCCGTCAGCGCACTGGGCGCGCCTGTGGCTGACCCTGCCAGCAGGGCTGCCGTTGCTGGTGGCGGCGGCGTGGCTGGTCACTGCTGCGCTGGCGCTCTGGCTTGCAGTGCTGCGGCAAGGGTGGCCGCGAAGTCCGTCAGCCGGCCAAGGGCCGGCACCACTTCCGCCTGCAGGTACGGGCCGTTGACCTCCAACCACGCCTGGCCGGCCGCCACCGCGACGGACAGCGTCTGCGCGAGTGGCCAACCGAGCACCACGGCGGGCTCCCTGCCGATGATGGCGGCGAGCGCCGCGGCGAGGGTGCGGAACTCATCCGCGGTGAGGGCGCGGACATCCTGCGGGGACGCCGCCAGGCGCTGCAGCACGGAGGCCGCCGATTGCAGCGCAATCACCTGCGCCAGGGTCATCGGGCCGATGGTGTATTCCATGGCGCCAACCTGGATCTTCTTCATCACTTGAACTCCCGGGTGAGTAAGTAGCGGAACGTCCGCTCGAATTCCTTTGCTGCGCCAGGTGCGAGTTCCTCTTTCACGCCCGCATACACCTGCGAGAGAGACGGCCCGTACCGCACCTGATAGTTGCTGCGGCCCTTGGCGCCGCGCCTGCGGATGGCAATGCCCACATCCGTGCCAAGCTCCTTTCCGCGCCGCAGGCGGATCAGGAAGGCGCCCGGCATCAACTTCTTGCCGCCGCTGGGTTTCACCTTCACGCGGATGCCCGCACGGGCCTTGTAGGTGTCGCCCTTGCGACCGCGGCCCTTCAGCGTGCGCTTGCGCCGCCGCGTCAGCACTCGCTCTGTGAAGTCGAAACGGCTCAGCAGCAGCCCGCGCTTCGGCGTGCCCAGCCGGCCCTCGAGCTTGTCCTTTGTGGCCGGGATCTCACGCATGCGCTCGTCCACATACGCCCGCGGCAACGCCACCTGCGCCCTCACCGCCCGCACCGCCTTGGGCTTGCTGCGCTTGAGCGTGCTGTTGATCGCCGTCTGCGCCACCGCCCGCGCACGCGCATTCCCGCTGGCCAGCTTGGAAATGAGCTTCAGCCCGCGGGCGGTGACACGGATTTCGGCGCGGATGGGCATGGTCAGACCACCCGCGCCGCCGCAGCAGCGAATCGCTCGTCCACGTCCGCGGGACTCCACCCCATCGCCTGAGCCAGCACGGCCAGCATTGGGCTGGATCGACTGTAGTGCGGCGCATAAAGCGCCTCTTTGGCGATTGACCGCTGTGGCTCCGGCATCGCGTCGACGATTGCCGTGATCTGCGCCCACTCGCCGCGCACGATCAGCTCGATGCGAGCTTTGTGGGACTCGACGGATTCGGGCACGGCTGCCGGGATCG